CACTGAAATTTCTTCTTGATCTGGACATAATAAGTACCTTCTTTCATTTGTTGGTTATAGTATATCAGATTCATTAAGAAATGTCGTGTTCAGTGTCTTAATTTATGAGACCATTATATATGTAGGATTCAAAAATATTATTCATCCTTTTCTGATTTTTCCTCTTTTTCTGCCAACTGCGCTTTTAATCGCTCGTTTTCTTCCTGCAAGGCAAAAGCCTTAAACTCCGTCTTTGCAAGCAGAACCTTAAGTTCTGCGATTTCAGCAGACAATTTCTTCTCCACGTAGTCAATGATTGTGATTTTGTTTTCATCCATTTCTTTTTACCTCCTAAATTTTGAATTATTTATTGTAACACTGGGAATATTGCTATTCCGTTCAGTGTATCATTGGTTATGTCGTTATACTGTGCATTAACTGCTAGGTTTCCAGTATTAGCATTAAAAGCCACTCTAACACACTCACCTCTACCAGTTACCATGTTGTGATACTGGACAACATCTGCTGCACCGGAATCACCCGGCATTAACTCTGTTTGAACAAAGCTCGCCCAAGCGGATGCCGAAGCAATTGGATAGTTGCGAAATACTACGGCTTTGAACAATCCACCATTCATGGTAATGCCATATAAGGTAGTTGAACTCGGCGTCGTTGTTGTTACACTCGAACAATGCTTCTCAAAAGCAACATTGGCATTTAATGTAGTGGTTCCAGCCCCATTAACTCTACCAATTGATACACTTCCCCCATAGCTGTTTAAATATAAAGTTGTCGCAGCATTGTTCTTGTCAACTGCTTGAATCGTTCTTTGTCCGAGGTTCATGTGGTTTCCAGTATTATACGAAATTTGTAAGTCGTAATTCGTCAGTGATGCATTATGATTAGAGCGTATTTTAAGGGGGGAATCGACCCTAAATGGAAGTTCTTCCGAAGGTTTTCCATTTTCATATTTAGTATGACTTAGATATCCCGATCCATAAGCGGTTTCAAATTCCACTAATCCATTCGCATTTAATTGAGATATTGTTATATTTCCGCCAGATGACTTAGCAAACTCCGTTCTAAACCATGATTGTTTTATATTTGAATTATTTAAAAACATATACTGGTCTATTGTTAATGTGTTATCAAAAATTGATTCATAAATAACTTTTGTACTGTTATCTTTCCATATTTGGCCAGTTACTTTAAATGAAGGAATACCATTGCTTGATATATCTAATTCATATGAATCTTGCTTTTCGGAAGCTTCACTGCTACTTTTCGTGTATGCTTTTGATATTCCATCTTCCTTTATATTAAATCCACCAATCAAACCGTTATCTATCTCTGCATTTGCACCTTTTAATGTTGCACCAGTGATTGTTCCGGTTGCCGTCACGTCTTGCGAAAATATTTTTTTAATAACAGCAGAATCCGCAAAAACCTTTTCAACATCAAGTTCATTTGCTGTTATGCTTTTTGCTACGATTTTATCTGCATTTACGGTCCGGTCAGTAAGTATATATCCATCCAAAGTATCAACTGTTTTACTTTGAAGTTCCCCTAAATTATTCAGCGAATAAAGCAAACCATTTTCGCCTTTTAGCAATATTCTGTCTGCCACTAAAGTGCCGGCCGTAATGTTTGCGGCGTTGACTTCAACACTGTCTAAAAAACCAGTGATATGTCCTTCTACGATTGTTGCTCTATCAATAAGACCAACTTCTGCAAATAATGTAGCAATATCTGCAACTTCAATATTGGATAATTTGATGTTTGCATATTTTAAATCTGCACTCTCCGCTGACAAATAGCCTAGGTCTGCTACCTTTGCACTAAGGTTTTCTGTAGTGATAGCCTTTGAGGACAATGTATCTATCTTTCCGTCTACTGCTTGCAGTGATGTAATAGTTGCATATGTCAAATCAGCATTTTTGGCAGTAATATATCCAAACTCACCGATAGTTGCTTTCAGATGTGTAATATACGCATTATCTGCCGTTAAATCCGTAATAAAAGATTTCGACACCTTTTCCCATTCAATCGTAGCATCCGCAATCTTTGCGTTGGTGATTGTAGAATCCTTAATCTTGCTATTCTCAATCGTGGAATCCGCAATTTTACTATTTGTAATAACTCCATCCTTGAAAATAGCACCAAGGATTGTACTAGTAACCGTTCCGCTTGCCTGCGCCATTGTTCCACTATTGTAACTACTGGAACCACTGCTACCAACTGACGATGCGTTTGATTCCTGCACTTCACACGGTGACGTAATCTCTGCATAAAACCCACCGTCGTAGTGCAGCGTCATTTCTCCGACAAGCACATACTTCTTAACTCCGTCATAGTCCTCGAACGTAAGCATTTCACCAACCGACATAAGAGGATGCCAGTACATTGTTTCGATACTCGCTTTATTGTAAACAAACGCTTTGTTCAAAAAGGATAACCCTGTTTTCCACTGCATTGGCGTAACTTGTCCTAAATACGTATGAACCGTATTTCTGTCAAGCGTTTCGTATAATATCCAAGGTGTTTCAATCGTCACTGGATAATTCTCTACATTCGATACACTGCTTGACTTGTCATTCAATACGACCGTGGATTCACCCTCGTAATATCCAAATCCAACATAGTCACTGTTTGTCTCGTAAAAGTACCAATTATTAGCCTTTACAGATACGTTGTTTGGACACATAAGGTTGTTTCCGAAAATCGCATTAGAATCATAGGTATCTCCATTAAATATAGGTCTGTAATTGTTATCTGCTTGCAACTCTGGTAACTGCTTAATATAAAAAGCACCGTTTTTTTCAATCACATTTGCACGTAACAAAACTGCTATACCAGACAACAAATCTCTCCATGTGATTCTGCTTTCCCAATCCCAATCGTAACCATCCTCATCATTGTCCGCAAAATTTGATAACATAGGAATCATCAAATGGTACAACTTATATTGTTTGATTGACGATAAAACATCTTTCCAATTATCAATGTATAGCGGACATCCTGTGACACGCAAAAAGTCTTGCGGCAAATACTCCCAATAATAAACGTCGTCACGTGTGTAGATAAACTGCAATTGGCTAGGTACGTATTTTTCTTCCAATTCCGTTTTGTGATATTCGTTTAGCGAACTAATGACGATTTCTGCTCTATCCATGTATTCGCTCATTAAACCGTTTCCAGTAAATGAAACAGTATCACCGTTGTATGTTGGATTTTCTTTTACAACAAATCTTCCGATAGGTACCGGATATGCAAATTCATTTCCTATAAGAATCCATGCATTTACAATAGTTCCTTTTAATGTATTATCGTAATATGTCTTTGCAATAAGGGCATCCGTAAAATCGTTATTTTCTGCATACATTTCACAACTCATAGTAGGACTATAAGTAGAGCCATAACTGGCAAATGAATCACTAACACAACCTTGCGATATACTTACAGATATTAGCGTTTCTTTTCCTCTTGTGCTTACACTATCCGAATTTCCTGTACTTATACTCAAATATAATTCTGTTGCTATGTCAGTATAGGAAACTGCACAGTCTCCAGTAATATCTGTTTCATCTTCTGTGCAGAACACGTACCAAGACATATACCTATAATCATCGGAAATCATCATACTTTTGCAATCAATCGTATTTACGCCACGTTTATACACACTTCCGTTATTGATAGCGTATTTTACGTAGTAATGAGTTCCGTTATAGTCAAAATCCAAAAAAGACAAACTAAACGAATCTCCGATATTTACATCTTTTACAAGTGAATCATATTTCAATGTATATGTAGGGTCGCTTTCCAAAACATAAAAGACTTTTGCTGTATAACTCATCGCTCCACCGCCTGTATCTGTATGCTAGACCAAATAAACTTTCCATTAAAAAAAGTCATTGCGTCAAAACTAGGGTTTCCAAAATAAAACTGCTTTGTTTCTTTTTCTCCTTTTTCATTGGTGAACTGTATGTAGCCGTACCGGTTTGATAAATCATCCGGGTCTGCGTACTTCATCAACTTCTTGATTTCGCTTGGCGTCAAATTTGCCGGAAATGCCATGTCAAGCGTTACTTTCTTTGCAACTATCTTTCCGTTGTAAAGTGCTTTTGAACTTCTTCCTGCTTTTGCGTTCCACACTTTTTCTCGTGAGATTTTCCAACCCTCATATTTTGGTGTTGGCATATCTTCTAAACTGTCCTTAGTCCAACCAAACTTCAACGTAAATGCCATATGACACCTCCTAACTTTTTCACATAAAAAAGAGACCCATTTGCATGAGCCTCTTTCTTTAAGCCATGTTCCAAGAAATTCCTTTGTTCTTGGAGATTTTCTTTGCGTTGTTCATAATTGCCGTTGTTACTTTTGTTCCGTCAAGGTAAACATCACCGCCACCGACATTTGCATTCGATAATTCCTCTTTGATTGCCGCCTTTGTAGCCGCATAAACAGCCGGTGCAACCGCTTCGGAAATACCGGTCGTAATCTGTTTGTTATTTGCAACAACGGACTTACCATTGTCGAATTTACCCATCATTTCGCCGTGACTTGCACGGAACCATCCATCTTCCGGAAATCCACCGTTAGCAAACAATATTGGATTATTTGTTGCTATTCCGTACTTCTTCAAATATTTAATGAGTTCTTTCCACTTTTTACTCTGCTGTGCCGCTTTAGCCTTTTTGCTACTACCATTGTAATCTATTGCTCCAGGTATAACAACTCTTCCCCACTGGTCCTGTGTGGTTCCAACAGCGTTCATCAGTTTCTTAAACTTTTCTCCGTTGTATTTCTTTCCGGTTTGGCTTTTAGTTGCTTTTTCAACTTCCTTACCACTAGCCTTTATCACTTTTGTATTTGCGTTGATAGAAAACGTACGTGAATACAATTCTTTCTGAACAGATTTATACCACGCTTTCCTTAAATTAGCGGAAATATTCACATTTATATCACGATTTTTCATGTTTTTCATCGCAATACTTAAATCGCCAAACGTCTTTATATCAACCCCTTTAATTCCAGCCGTAATTGTTACTGTTTTGCTATTTACGCTATCTACTTTCCCCTGCAAACTATCAACATCATCACCACCAGAGGTTTCAGCCTTAACCTTTACTGATTTTGGTTTCAAGGAATCAATTTTCTTTTTCAATGCGTCTGTTGACTTGTAGTTCTTATCTGTTATCTTTTTGTAATCTTCCCACGTAATTTCACCATTTTTAAGTTCGGTTTCTAACGATTTCAAAATACTCTTTTGTTCTTTTGCTGGAACATTTAATTTTTCCATCGTAGTTTTTAATTTCTTTTGTGCTTTTTCGTAATCTGCTGTTTTTTCTACTCCATTTATACCAAGAAGATTTTGCAATTCATCCTTTTTTATTCCCTTTTTCCCAACTGCATCTTTTACGGATTTTTTTGTAATAATACCTTTTCGCAAATTTTTTCCTGTTTTACTTAAAATACTATTTTGCGTAAGAGCGGCAATGCCAAGTTCATCCATTTTTTTCTGCAATTCAGTTAATTCACTTGAAAATTCACTGTATCGTGAAATTGTCTTGTTGAGGTCTACATCACCACCAGCATGTGCGTTCCAACCATACGTTGATTGATAATCACCACCAGTAATTCCTGAAACCGTAGAAAGCAATGCAGCGGCAAAACTTCCACCTTTTTCTCCATATATAGTTTTTAAGTTCTTCGTAAGTTGTTTACTGTCACCGCCAGATGCTTCAAGCAATTTATCAGTAATTGCGCCGGCAATCTGAAAAGCAATTTCAACAACCATAAGTTTTCCAACCAGTTTTCCTAATTTTGTTCCTATTGTACTAAATTTCTTGCTCCATGCTGACGCTATTTTCTCCGATTTTATTTCTGTTGCTGATTTAACCAGAGAATCTTGTATTCCCTTTCCAAACATTATTTGCAATGCGCCCCATACGGCTTTGAATTTTTTATAAACCATAAATCCAGCAATAACCGTTGATAACTTTAACGCAATACCTAATGGGTCTCTAGCAAATGCCGAAATAGCCACTTTCAAGGCACTAAACAATGCTTTGACTATTATTTTCCCTACTTTCAAAAGTGTTTTTCCCCATTCTATTTCAGAAAGAAAATCTCCAATCGCTTTTCCTACTTCCCACCAATCTACGGTAGAAAGTGCGGTGTCAATCGTATCAAGTATTCCAGTAATTCCATCACTGATTGTCTTTCCTAACTCCTGCCATCCAGTTAATCCAGTATTTTTGCGTACCTCTCCCATCTCTTCGAGAAATCCATTGATGTAATCTCCGATTTTCTTTCCAAGGTTTTTGTATGGAAAATCCACCATAACGCCAAACGCAAACTGAATCATACCACGCAACTTCGCTCCAAGCGATTTTCCTGCTAAATCACCGTCAAAAGTATTTATGGCAGCCGTTATACCCTCTTTAATACTTTGACCGAATTTGAGCCAATCAAACGTCTTGAAAAAGGTGTATGATGTTTCAAACCATGTATTCAATCCCTCGGAGAAATTTTCTCCAAGTTTTGTCCAATCAAGTTTTTTGACAAATCCATTCAAAAACGTAGCAAGAGATTTAGCAATCTTCTTCGTAGTCTTTTTAATCTTTTTCCACGGAATGTTGCTCATTCCCTTGTTAATCCAGTTAGCCAGTGCCGAACCGAGAGAAGTAAAATCTCCACCTTTCCATGCGTCAAGGATTGCTTTCTTCATCTTCTTATACAACTCAACTGCTTTGTTCTGGTTGCTCTTAAAAGCATTATCCCATATCTTTTCATAGTTCTTTAATGCGTCGCTAATATCCTTAGAAAGGTCAATATTAGCATTCTTATCGTCATCATCGTCATCGCTATCACTATCACTGTTGTCCTGCAATTTATTTACAATATCAAATCCCTGCAAATTGTCGGCGGCTTTTTTTGTCTTTTTAGCCGTCTTATCCATGTTCTTAGCAACTTTATCCGTATCGTCTGCCGCATCGGAGTAGTCCGGTACTTCTGGTGTTTTCCGTGGACCATCCGTATCACCAAGTTTGATTCCTGCCAGTTTCGCTACCCACTGTGCAAAATCCTGCAAAACCATAACCATAGCATTCATATATGGGTACAATTTCTGCACAATCGGCATAAACAAGGCGCCTATCGACAAAGCCAGTTTTTTAAATCCAGCATCCAACATCCTAAGTTGATTATTTGGCGAATTAATTGTTTTGGCGAGGTCGGAATATGCAACCTTTGACTGTTCCAACATAGTCAAAACACGCAACTGCATTTTGGACTGTTGCGAAAGATTTTTAATACTTTCCGTAACACCGTGGTTCATTGCTGTTTGTGCTAAGCCAGCGGAGGTGATGTCGATTCCATACTTATACAACGCCCTAGACTGACCTACTAAACCAGATTGAAAGTTTTGCATAACGTCAGCGGTGTCTAAGTTTGCTAAAGACGCCCAATCTGCTGATAGCATAGTAAGTGCTTTTGAAGTGGCAATTGATGTTTCACCAAGCATACCAGCAGAGTTTGTAATCTGTGCAATGGCGGCGTTGTAGTTCATTACCTCTGTTAAATCCAAACCAAGGTTGTGTGAAAAAGTATTTGTTGCATCTCCAGTGTTATAATCAACATCATATCCAGTCAACTGCTTTTGAAGTTTTCCAAATCTTTTACGGAAACTTCCTGCATATTCTTCCGCACTATTATAACCGGCTTTCTTAAACTGGTTAGCACTGTCTTTTCCAACCTTATCAAGCGCAACCGAAAAATAGTTAAATTCCTCAATGTAGTCCTGCGCCGAACCAATTGCTTGACCAAATTTCTTTACAGCACGAATTACCAAAAAGAACTTAGCATAAAACATACCGATGCTACTTACAAAACCTTTTGATGATTTATGTGCGCTTTTTAATTTGTCTTTTAATGAACTAAGTGCATTTCCAAGTTTTTTAGTGCTTGTTGATGCTCTATCAGAAACAGTGGAAATTCTACTACCGCTTGACGCAAGGTTTCCAAGACCTTGAATTGTGTTGGCTACGTTTGAGTTAATTTGAGGTGCATTTTGCAGTTTTTTCAGCAAATTCATTACGCCCTTACCAAGTTTCTTAAGGTTTGCAACTGTTTCGCCAACACGTTTCCCTGCATTTGCAAGTTTAGCAATACCATCTACAACTTTTGTAATGCTAATATCAATTGCATTTGCAGAAGATAATTTACGTACAAGTTTTACTACTTGCTTGCCTAATTCAGGAAATTCTGTTGTTACATTACTAATATACTGACCGCTATTAGAAAGTCTTGCCAATGAACCCACAACACGTGTCACAGTGCTTTCAATTTCAGATACACCGCTAAGTTTGGTTGCTAAATTTGAAACAGAATTTGCAATCTCTGTCATTTTGGATGTATCAAACCCAGCCATATTTACTTTTGAAAGGTTTTTAACTGCATTTACGGCAGATGTAATGCCACCAAGATTCTGAATGTTTCCAAGATTGTTAAGACCATTTGCCAGTGTATTCAAACCACTGGCAGTACGAGATAATCCACCAACATCAATTTTCGCAAAACGCTCAAATCCTTTTGCAATTCTATTGTAGTCGGTTGCCTTTACTCCGCTTAATGTTTTGGTAGCATTTCCAAGTTTTGATACTCCATTTGCAAGTCCACTTAAATTGCTACCGTTAATCTTAGACAGTGAAGATGTTAATACATCAATTTTACCAACAAGATTTGTAATTTCATCTTTGGCACTTTTTGCCGTTGCATTTATTTTAATATCCAACGATTCAACTGTTTCTGACATACTAACACCTCACTATCTATCATTTGCATTACGCAAGATTTTTCAATCTAATAAAACCGTACTTTCCTGCATACTCAATTTTGGCAACTCTGCTTATTTTTGATTTCCACAGAATCCTTACGGTTTCACCTTTTTTGATTGTCATAAGTTTTTTAGACGTAAACAAACGCCCTTTCCTCAAATATGTATTGCAACGTAATTTACCGGTCCACGTTTTCTTGAATTTATCAAAAGAGCCATATGTGGACATTAACTTTTTGGTTGTACTTCCCCACTTGCCAAGATAAAAATGCGGAGTATCAACAATAGATTTCCAATCTCCACCCCATTTCAAACCGATTTTCTTTGATTTTGCAATCTTAGCAACTTTTCTAATCAGTTTATCGTTATAAAGCAGTTTAGAATCATTGATTGCAATGTCAAAAGCAATACCCCACTGGTGTTGAGAAGAATACGCACTTCCGGTAGCATTTGTTACTATCTTGCCCGGCTTTGTTCTTCCCTTTGCATAAAGCGAATCCTGATATGCTTTTGTACGAAACCCCTCTGTGATAATCAGATAGATTCCATTTTTTGCACACTCTTTAAGCAAAAGTCCAAGTTTGTAGTTTAACCATGGATGTAACTTTTTTCTGTCAATTCTAATTGAATGCTTTTTTTTCATTTTTCAACACTCCTTATATGATTGTTTCTGGCAATCCCTTGTTCATAGACCTTGCCATCCACTGTTTTTCAATTTCAATTGCTTTCTTTATCTCTTGTTCTTCTGTTTCTTTTTCTGCTATATATTCTTCTTCAAACATTTTTGACATAATTGGACTTTTAATATATTCCGATTTTGCTGATTTACCATTCAAACAACTGTCTATGGCTACAATCAAAGCAGATATGCCATAATTGCCCCACCACATATATTGCAATTCATCTTGTTCTTTTAACTTGAGTTCATGCGCTTTGTCATATGGATATAAGTCTTTTGGACAACTTTCCATAATCCTATCGTAAGAAACTCCATAGGAAAGATAATGAGGTATTACATCTTCATATATAAAATCCGAGTATGACTTATTTATTTTTTCTGTGGCTTCTTGTGGTCTTGCGGAAGTTTCGTTACTTTCTCCGATGCTTCCTCTGTCTCCCCAATCTGGTTTAACAGGTCTCCCAAAAAACCCTTACTCATCAATTCCTCCGTCAACTGCGTAAACAAATCAAGGATTCCTTTATCTGGCGATTCATCGTGGTAATCGTCAAGAATATCTCCTACTTCCTGAACGCTTTCAACTGGATTTTCTTTCTGAAATCCAACGTAAAGCAAATCACGAACACAGCAAAACAATTCTTTAACCTTGCCAATGCCGCCAACATCACTGTCATTTTCAACTTCTTCACTGTCAAAAATTCCAAGCAAATCCTTTGTTCTGTCCATCAAATCTGTGTCGCAGAAACTGTTATATCCAAATCTAACCTTGTATTCCTTACCTTTAACTTTTAATTCCATAATGCTTTATCCTTTCCCCACTTTTAGTGGAAAGGAGCCACCCCGAAAGGTGGCTCTCTTTTTTACTGCATATATTATTCGAGTTCCGGTTCGGCTGTCTCTTCATCCTCGCTACTCAACACAGCCTTTTTAGTGTTTCTCGTTGAATAGCTTGTTACCCCACTTTTGTAACAGTGAAAGTACCATCCTTGTTATCAACGACTGTAAGTTGGTCAGTAACCCATTTAGGCACGGTATTCTGAACAACGGTAGCGGTCATTTCAAGAATTTCATCTACGCCGCCTACATCATTTACAGTAGGTGTAATCTGCCCTACATATGCTGATTTGGCAACACCACCAACGCCATCCGTTCCATACAACTGAATAATGTCGCATTTTTTACCCTCAACATTCAAAAGAGCACTAAAATCATCTTTTTCAAGGTTTCCTACAAACTCTTTTGCGTCAGACTGTTTAATACCCATTTCAAAAGTCTGTGCATCATCCTCCATCGTGGTACTTTCTACAGTGTTTGGTGCAGATGTTGGCGATGGGATTGACTTTGCACGTAACATCAATTTGTATGTTCCTGCAAATCCATCTTCGCTGTGTTCTTTGTAGATAATTCTTGCCAAATAACTTGTTGAAGCCATCTTGTTACCTCCTTAAATTTGATAAAAAAATAAAGCCTTTCGGCTTGTATTTACGTCAATATATATCATTCTTTCCGATTGTTCTGCTAAATCTAGCAGTTTGCCGGTAAGTGTCTTTTGTATCATCTTGCGTAGGCATTGAAGAACCACGAAAACGCATTGTTTTCATAATTCTCTTAACTTCCCTTATAACTTCTTTTGCTCTTGCTTGTGATTTATTATCAGTCACATCAATTTGAAAAGAAAACTTTTCCGCATTGATTTTGTCACCCTCTAAATCTTCTCCGATTTCTGAACCGGGCAACAATTGCAATCTTACAAAAGGAAAAACCGCTGGTGTATTACTACTGCCAACGGAAGAAAAGTTTTTATCTGTCATTTTGTATTTTTTTTTCAAACTATCGGAAAAGTTTGTTTTTATCCTTGTGAATACAGTAGATGGCACTAATTCATCCCATTCCACCGACATATGCACCACCTACTTTCAAAATATTTCTTTCGCCGTCTTTATAATTTTGCTTCTTATATCTTCTCCGGCTTTATACATAGGCATAGTGGCTTTTACACCATGTGTAGGCATCCATTTTTGTTCCTTTTCATTCCAGTACCACCACATATCGTCATAAGCGTGTGTCTGCCCCGGAAATGTACCAACGCCATAAGGGAATTTACTTCCAACTAATGGATTTTGCGTTGGGTTAAAATGAACACCTGCACCAAATTCAATAGCAAGCAATATACTAAACGGTGCGTAGCCATCTTGTTCTTTTACTTGCCCCTTGGCAAGCAATATACCATTACAACCCATTTTGTCAGAAGATATGTTTGTCGAAACCGTAACATACTTTCCTAATGGACTCTTTGATATATTCGTTTCAGCAACCTCTACACCACTTTGTAATAGCCTAGAAACAAGTTGTTTGCATTTGATAGGTAAATCATCCCTATACTGCAAAAGTTGCTTTTTAAGGGCGTTTAATCCACTTATAGACAAATCCGCAGTAAATGTTTTTCTCCCCATACTATTTCACATTCCTTTTTAACAAGAACAAGTCCTCATTTAATCCCTCGTCCGCAACACCTTTTACTGTGTAATCAGCACTGCTTTCATCTGGTATTGTGTTATCATCATCCTTGTATACGATTTTTGACTTCTTCCAAATCACGCTACCGGATTTCAAGGGCAAATAACCTTTACTGACAATGATTTGTGCATAGTTTGTACTATCATCAATACCATAGTCTTGCCATACAACTTCATTCAACTTATTTGTGATGTTTGCCTTAAACTCAACTGACTTTGTATAGCCAATTGTTGTTTCTCCGGTTTCAATCTTGTTCCCATCATCATCCGTAATGTAAATTACATTTCCCTCTTCGTCTGTATAACTTTCGTAAATTGGAATTTCATCATCTTGTAAAGAATAAAACATTCTTTGTTTGTTAGATGCCAACGTCATCAAGGCAACCACCTACTCACTTGATTTAATCTGTTTGATGAGCTGATTTCCGTATACGCTCAATCCGGCAACAAGAACACCCTGAACAATTGATGTAAACACTGCCATAAGCATTTCTGGTACTGTTCCAATAGATGTATTTGCCATTACCCAAATGGCACAAAGCAAAATGCCAAGTACACCTAAAATACAAGGAATGTACTTATCTTTGATAACATCCATTTTTTTAATTCCGACACCGATAATATACAGAATAACTGCTACTACAATCAGTTCCGGTTTTACATAACTCATAATACTATCCATCTTTTCTTACTTCCTTTCCGTTGAGACGTTCTTCAAGTCCGTTAAGCCTGTGATGAGCCTGCTTGCAACTTTCTTCAACTTTAATAATTCTGTCATTGTGCATTTTAATATCTTCCCTCATGGATGATATTTCTGATTTAATCGCTTTAGTATCTTGACCTATATCATCAAGTTTTACATTGATTCTTGTGTTGTCTTTTACGCGTTCTTCTATATCTTTTGTGTCTGTCCGCTTATTATTCTTTAGTCCAAAGTAAACAGAAAAACAAACGGAAATAACGCTAATAAGTAAAGCAATCTCAATATTCATACCTTACCGCCTTTCCGCAAATTATAGTGTTTCGTTGCCCTCCACCGCTTACACGAAACGCCCTGCGAGAAATTTAGATACTCTAAACAACTCACGCACAATCTTCTATAAGACCTGCACAAATGGATAAACGCATTTCAAAATATCATCACGACTAACCCAAGTCCTTGAAATTGAATTTTCGCTATGACTACTTTCAAATGGTGCGCCCATCTGTGCAAAATCATATACTGCCAAATTCTTAATTACGGAATAGTAGTTATCGTAAAGGTCTTTCTCAACTTCCTCATCTGTATAAGATGTTGCCTGATAGTTTCTTCTGTTCTTAACTTCTCGTATAGCATCTTTGACCTTTACTGAAATTATGTCAGCATTAAACGTAGGCTCATTTCCATATTCAATTGTTAAATCTGCAATAATTTCTTCTTGCAGTCCTACTTCCATTGCTTCATCCATAATTCAAACTCCTATAATCCAAATTTTTCAATCAACATTTTCTTTAAATCTGCGCCGCTAATCTCTTCCGCTTTATCAAATCCCTGCTCGTTAGCAAGTTTTTGTAAATCAGCGGTAGACATACGATTGATTTCTGTTTTGGTATAAGATTTCTTAGCAGACAGATTTGTATTTTCAGAAAAACTAGAGGTGGATTTCTCCACCTCTTTTAAATTATTTTCTGGAACATCTTCTCCTGCTGCATACCAAATACCATTCTTATTTACGATATAGGGATATATCATGTTTAATACCTCCTACTCTTGTGAATGAACCTCAATTACAAATGTTGAATCCATATTTTCATAAGATGGAAGCACAATCTCAGAAGCGGTTACAGACGTAATAGCTGGTGGACCGTACTCGACTTTCTTTGCTACTGCAATTCCTACTCCATACATAGATACGTCTACATCAGCCACCTGTGAAGCTGTTCTCTCTTCTGGTGTAGTACCAAACCATGTGCCGCCAAGAGTACCGGCCGGAAGTAATGTAACCTTATCATCTGGATAAAAATATGCTTCCTTGCCATCATCTCCAATATACATTTTGTCATAAAGAACAATGGTAAGTTTTGTTCTTGATTTAACGATTGAAATTACATTATCGTCTGTAAGTTCAATATTTGCTGTAAGGTTCTGGGCAAGAATTGCATTTTTAACCTGTTTATTCTCTAACAGATAATTAAACGTGTTAGAGTTCATAAGAACATATGTTGCAATCTTACCAAGTTTTGCAAGTGATTTTCTTGCATTATTAAGGTCGGTAAGCGGCTTTGAATTTACTGTGTCGCTCCACATTGCTGTGTCATGCAACTTTAAGTAATGCTTAGCGGTATATTCTCCGTTAGGGTCGTAATCATACTCATACTTAACGCCATCAGATTCAATTCCGATTGTTGGGTGTCCTTTTGCTGTGGCAAGAAGAGCCATTCTCATTCTTTCCGGAACAACCTCTGCACCTCTTACAAGTGTTGTGGTATCATCATAGATACTTTGTAATGCTCCCTGTAAATACGGGTCGTTTTCATCCTTAATTCTGTCGATTTCCTGTGCATCTTCCTCTGTAATAACCATCTGTTCACGGAAAAATGCCATCTGTGTCTTTTCTGTTTTTAATCCCTCTCTTGCTCGAATGGTAGGCAATGCATCAAAGTTTGACGGCTTTAACGAAACCGGAAGTCCTTTGTGTGTTTTAATCCACTTTAAATCAAGTCCCGATTTCTTTCTTTCCGGGAACCACTGTAATCCAAGATAAGGAATATCATTGCTTGCATCGTTTGTAGCTGCAAGCGCAATGGCTTTTGTATCTACTACTTCATTTACTAACATTCTTTTTACCTCCTGTTAATTACTCAAATACAATCATTGGCAGTGCTGTTTTAACTGCTGCATCAATGGTTACACCCGAATGATTTTTGGCTGTTGTTTCGTCAATATAAGCTTTTTTAAGCAATGTACCCTGTGGTCTATCTTCGGTTACATCATGAAGCAAAATACCAACTACTGTTGCTGTGTTGTCTGCAACTCCTGTCTTTCCGATAGGTGTTCCAGCCTTAACAACCTTTTTCCCATTTGCTAATTTGTCTGTTACACTTGTAAAATCAAGTGTCATATGGATACCCTCAAACGGTTTTCTTTTGAGGATATTTACATCACCCTCGTATGCTGTCTGTTCAAACTGCATCATTTTAATTACCTCCTACATAATGTGATAAAACGTCATTATTCTGTTTCTGACCGCTGTAATACTTCTCTACAAGTTTTTCAGCGTTTGTTTTTTCTTCTCCGCTTCCACCTGTAGAACCACCCGGATTAGGCGTATCGTCAAGTTTCTGTTTCTCATATTCGGCAATAGCCGTTTTTTTACTGTCGGCAAAAATCTGACCGAGAACCTCATAATCTGTAGCACCATCATCTGTAACAACCTTGCTTGCCTGCTCCGCTGTTAATCCAAACTTTTCCATTGCTTTTGCTCTTTGCGTACGAACTTCATCGTTTTTTTCAAGCTGCGCAATTTGTTTGTTTGCCGCTTCAAGTGCCGTTGTTGCTTTTTCAAGCTCCGTCATGTTCTGGCTGTTAAGCTCGTCAAGCTGTGTCTGCAATTCGTCAGCTTTATTAGCTTTTTCCTTATAGCCATCTGCTCTTTCTTTTTCTTTCTTTGTTTCAGCATTGATAGAATTAAGCAAATCTGAAATCTGCTCATCCGTCGGCTCTGCCACTCCAAAAGAAATAAGTTTCTGTTTTGCCTGTTCTCTAGTCATAATTACCTCCATCAATTCACGTTTTTTAACACGGTTTGCTCCGCTTGAATTGTTCTGTTGTTTTACGCACAACTGCAAATTTTTATAAAATAAAAGAGATAGTCTATTCGACTACCTCTTTATTTACTGGATTGTTGTTTGGTTCTGCATCTTTACTTGTCGGGTACAGATATTCCATTCTGTCTTTTGATTCAAGTGCAACCGCTTCACTGTCGCTAAACAAATCAACGGTTTTAATTGCTCTTTTGTAATCAACCCCTGCTTCAAGTAACATTTTAAGTGCTTCTGATTTTGTAAGCAGATTATCTATTTTGTTATGGTTGATATGTATTTCAATGTCGCTTGGCATAAGCGTAAAATTTCGCTTTATACGCAAACGATTTAGTATAATTCTTAGAGACATTCTTTCCGATTTTTTTAGTATCGGTTCGTTGATTGCTGTTCTTAGTCCTGCATCATAATGTCCGTTTCGTAGGTTTACTGCATTTCCAGTATCACCTCCGGCATTGTTGTTGGAACGATTAGCCAAACCTTGAATACTCAAAAACCTTTCAAACAAATCATCAAAAACAACTTGACTTTCTGTTTGGTTCAGTTCATTTGTCATAACATCAACATCGGCTTTGTTTTCGCCATTGTTTGATTTAACAACTAAGGCACCTTCTAATCTCATCTGCGAAAATGTATCTTTGTCAATCTCGCAATTCACAAATTTAATCCATGCAGAAACAAACTGCTCAATGCCGTTTACACGGTCAGAAGATAATGTATTGATTGAATCCGTAATAGGAATTGTAATTTCAATATCCGATAATCTTCTTGCATTGTTTGGATATTCCACAACCGGAATAGCGTTATTTCCGTTCAACCCACTACTTTTAATTTTTCCGTCAACAATTTCAAAATACTCTCTTTCCGTATAGCAAAAGTATATTGAATTATTGTTTTCATCTTCTCTAATTTGACAAGAAAATGCGGGTTTTCTATTTGAGTAATAAACAACAAATGTGTAGCGTGGGTCTTCCGAAAACAAAGCAAAGTCGCTTTCGTCAAGCAAATCTCCGTTTCCGTTGTCATTTCCAACAAATCTATAAGCCGTACCGCAAATACTTCTCCAACGGCAAATATCAATATCTACTTCTTGTTTGCTTTCAGAATCCATCGTAACATTTAGTTCCGTAATCTCTTCTGATTTCTTATCGTCTGTTCCACGTAACACATACTGAATAGGCTCTGCACATATTTCAGCAGTTTTACGCTCAACAAGTTCATAAGCAAGATTTAAAACAAGTTTGTTGTTTACTTCCGGCCTATTCACCTTTTTACGGTATAAAATAGGCTGGTCTCCTCTGTAATATCTATCAAGGTAATTGATTTCTTTTGCATTCTGCGTGTGAATCGAAAGTGCCTTGCTTAATTCTTCGACAATATTTAATTTTGTAATTTTGGATTTATTTGTAGAAATTACTTTTCTTCCAAAATTGCATTGATTTACTGCCGTAAACGGTCTTATGTTTTTTCCATAATACTTAAACATTAAAGCACCTCACTAACAAAACGTCATTCCACTCGATGTTGTCCTTTGTACTATTTTTTTCAACTCTGTAGTTCCAGTATCTACATGGTAAACAACTCTTTTTCTGCATTTTTTGCAATTCACAGAAATATTCATACTGGAACGTCCATCCCATGTGGCTACTTTTCTTCCACATCTTGGACAATATATCGTTTTTGGTTCCGTCATAAAAACCTCGTTTCTTGCAATAAAAAAAACACCACCTTTTTTTGGCAGTGTTTTATTTTGATTTCTTCATTTTATATTATATAATAATTGCTATATGACATACTATGACATATTATCAATCCTTGTATGTTTTTCCATATAACTTTTCAAACTCCTGCAATGCTCTTCCGTGTATTCTAATTGTTTGCCTCCATGAATATGTCATTTCATCTGCAATTTTTTCAAATGTTTTTTTCTCAACATACCGAGCAAACAAAATATGATAATAAGTTTCGTTGTCAATTCCATCAATTTGCGAAACAATAAAATTCTTTTTGTCTACATATTTGTCAATTAAATCATCTAATTCCTCTTCCATCTTTTCAATTTTGCAATAGGTAGAACCAATTTTGTCAAAATCAGGGCTTGTCTTTACTCTTTCTTCATTTTTTACAGCAGAAACACTTCGTGCAAGTTCTCTAAATTGCTGTATTTCAGATAACTTATTGTTTATCATTCGGTCAAGTCTACTAATTTGCTGTAAATATGTTTTAGTATCCATAATTTCTATAACCTCCTCTAAATGGGTTTTTTGGCACTTCTATTTTTGCCATACTCCAATTTCCTTCAATGAAGTATGCTAAAGACGCAAGGCAATCCGCCGCATCATCATGTTTGTTTTTTCCAGTAACCGTAAAGCTATATAAATTTGTCATAAATTTTCTGTATTCATGACTTCGACATCCAACATCACGGAAATAAAACTCTCTAATACTTCCAGCCTTATCCCATATCCTTTGCTCTTTTCTCATGTTTGTAGGTGCATATTCAGAACGTAGATTTATTTTTCGTCCTTTTTTCTTTAGTAATTCTTCAATTTCATCCTTATATCCTTCTCCACCTTGATTTGCTTCAAAAAACGCACTTCCAACATCATTATCAATAAACATGTTTGCAACTTTAGGTTTGGTTATTTTCTTTTCACTGTTGTCGAAAACAACATCGTCAATGTAAATTGAACCATCCTCGTACATATAAGCCACCGCAGATGCGAGATAATCTTCTCCTCCTAAAGCAACGTCACAAGCCGCACATATTCTGTAAGGTTCTTCTTCCGGCAATACACCATTGTAAAATCTCATATGTTCTGGATTAAAAACTGCACCGTCTCTTTCAATTGGTTCCTGCTGATACTGCGCATACCAAGATGCCATATCGTCGTTTTCTTCAAACTTTGCTCTTAACGTCCGGTAGTATTGCGTTGTATATCCAACACCGTAATCATAATCAAAGTTGCTTTCATCGTTTTCGTCCAAAGCCGGTATCTTCAAAATGTCATATCTGATATTTTTTGCTTCTGGGTTATTCTGCAAAAAATCCAATCTATCACTATAAAGGTCATGCAAACTCCAAATTGTACCATTATGGATTAGTTTGCACTGTTCCTTTTTACGTGACATTACATTATTGTCAAAGATAATCTGCTTTCGTTTGAGTGTGTCCGGGTTAAGCACATCTTGAATACCTTCAAGAATATCATCCAATACCATCCATCCGTAAGCGTCATATTCTCCATTAAGTCCACTTTCCAATCCTTTTCCAGAAAGTGTTTTGTACTTCTTTTTTCTCACAAGGTCTACTTTATGATTTTTTGAATCCGTATCAGCAACTTTTACTTTTGGAAATACATCGGAAAAACAATATGTTGGGTCTGTCCAGATTTCCATGACACCAGTTAAAAATGCTCCGCCTAATCCCTCTTTGTATGTCACATACAAATTGCTTTTTTCTGCGTCTTTTGCACAATGCCATGACATAGCAAGCGTTATTATCTGTGAATTATGAGTTGGAATCATAGTTTTTCCAATCATATATAATCCATCTTCGCTATCAACTGTTATGCAGTTACCAGGTTTATGTTCGCTCTCTTTAATATCACAAATAGCAACTCTTCTTTTTTCAGAAAATTCGTAAATTTTCTTTCTATAAAGAGCACAAGGGATATGTTCTGTTGGATTAAAAGATATATTCCAATATTTTTTTCTGCCAACTATTCCGCTTGATGATGTTCTTGGCTCAATCTCTTGAGTGCAGCATCTCCATCCAAATGAATTTATAAGAGTTTCAAAATCATTTTTCAATAACTCATCAGCGGTCGTAAATTGGTATCTGTTTTCTTTTTTTATAAAACAACCGTCTGTATCAATAAGGCCCGCAAGTAATTCTAATCTTTGGTCTATTGACGCAGTTAAATAATCAACCGGTATGTGTTTAGGCATAGTATGTGTATAAAAACACATATTATAAAATCTTAATCCATCTACAAGTTTTCTTCCAAACCCATACGTAACAACCCCCGTTGTTTTATGTATGTACTTTCTTTCTACTTTGTAACCAAGCCTAACAATTTTATCTATTATTGCGTGGTCTTTTTTATCACCCGTAATAAATGGTTTTCTATTTGTACCATCTCCAAGCCAGGCACCAAGAACATAAGGAGGTACTTTAAGATTTTCCTTATACTCTCCATCCATCATTGGTTTGTGTGGTAACATGAAATTATTTCTATTTCCGTTTTTTAAGTGTCCGATTAGTTGTTTTGTCTCTACTGTTCTATATTTTCCGCTTCTTCTGTCAAAAACCGTCCATTCGTGGTTTTCGTGACAATCTATACTTTCTCCATTTGAAAGAAAAACAGTATGCGTTGTGTGGTGTTTTGGATGAACGCAAATTACCTTTACATATCTACCATCCAAACCAACAACCAAATCTCCAACCTTTAAATCTCCGTGTTTTTTCCAACCTTTACTCGTAAATACTGGTGTATCATCCGAAATAAGTTTTCCAACCCTTGGCGGCATGTGAATAAACAATTCGTCAAGTTTTCCATCTTCAAGTTCCTGCAACTTATCGGCAACTTGTTTAAGGGTTTTTCTTCTAGGCTCGTAAAATCTTTCTTTCTTAGGTCTGTTTTTTTCTATGTAAAGAATGTAACTATCAAGAATGTAAGGTGCTTCATAAAGCAGTAAATCGTAATATTTATCTAAAATATCATACGACTGCTTGTTTTTTTGAGATTGTGTTTCAAGCCAATTAAAATCAGCACCATTTGTAATTGATTTTATATACTCAAAAATCAGTTCTTTTGCTCTTGTAGAAACTTCCAATCCATATTCACGGTCTTTTCTTCCGCAAAGTATAATTTTACTTGCTTCGCAATATGCATCTATTACACTACGGTCTATTCCATTCCGTAATATGTATTTTTCGTATTCTTTTATATTTTTCTCATCTTCAATTGTATGCATTAAAAAAGCACCTCCACACAAGCAGAGATGCTATAATAGGCATCCTGCCTATAATTTTTCTAGGTTAGCGACTAACTCCGTTTGTTAGCCGGGAATTTAATTATTTACTGTTCCACTCAAATCCAAAATCCGACCTTTTAATTTTGCATTGAGGAATACCGTCTTTCCAAAATACCAAACCCTCTATGTAATGTTCGGATAGATATTTTTTAATTCCATCAAAGGTTCGTTCTACTTCAACAATGATTCTTCCATGCGGAATAAGGTCATCATAATCTTTATTGTACGGGTTTCCATTAAAATGCTTTCCAACTGCTTCATACGTTCCATCAGTTAAAGGACTTAAACAACACTGCATTGCAGTATCATATGCTTTTCTGAACCACTTATCCTCCGGTTTCTTATCATCAACTTTTACCCAACATGGAAAATGCCCTGTAATTGGGTCTGCCTTTTCCTGACATTTAATAGCTCCTTTCGGAACTGGTTTACCGTTCTTTGCGTCATATCTCTTGTAAAATTCTCCGTTGATAATCGCGCAACATGAACCATCAAATTTTACCGTTGCGACTCCATCTCCATTCAAAACCCATTCCATACCTTTTTTTACAATTGGAAGTGTTTCTACAACGCAATTGCTTATATATTTTCTTTCAAACAACGTAGGTATCTTTTTCATTTTTACTTCACTATCCTTTCCAATAAAGCAAATCTACAACGTATAAAGGGCGGTAATCATATTCATATTTGCAACCGCTTTCTACAGTTTCCATTGCGCCTTTGTATGTTTTGTCAATTGCATATGGCTTTTTTGTGTCCATCGTAACAATAACATATCTGTATTCTCCGTTTTTATCAAAATCTTTTTTTAAGTCTTTTAATGTTACTTGTTTTGATTTTGGTTTTCTTCTTCGTCTAAACATAAAACGCATAATTATCCATCACCTCTTCAATACCCTTTTTGTGATTTCTTCACTAGGCAAAACAAGATTTTCTATACCACAATCATGCAATTCTCTTAATGCTTTTACAACCAAACTCAAAATCGTATTACTTTCCGAAATCATATTTGCAGGTATTCTATTATATTCGTTGAAACAAGGAACTAATTTCTGTGAATCAATCTTACCAACCAATTTTGTATCACTCATTTTCCATAAACCTCTCAAAATCTTTCATACACTCATTACATAAATCGTAGGTCATATTTAATATGCCACTTTTTGTGATTGAGTTCATACACAACAGCCCTACTTTTATCTCTTTCCCACACCTGTCGCAAGTGTGCCATTCTTTTTGATGTTTCATTCTTCCACCGCCTTTTAAACTAACCCTAGCATATGCAAAATTTCATGTTCACATATTTCCATCGAACCTTCTCTTGTGTGAATAAGGATTTCGTGCAGTTTCTCATATTCCGATTGACTACACTTATATTTATTAAAATTACTTGAAAAGCAATAATATAAACAATATCCATATCCTTTTCCAGCAATATTTTCATAAACATTCTTGCCGATAATATTATATTTTGACGTTTTCAAAACTTTGTTTTTTTTGTCTATGAAATACTCCTTTTCTTCTGCTTCTAATTTCTCTTGAAGATATTTCAAAAAAAATTGTATATCTTTTTCAGACTTAGAAACATACAAAATAGTTTTTTCCATCAATCCACCAACTTCCTACCACACATAGGGCAATTATTGATTTCATAATCAAAATCCATAAAACTATCTCCGGTTGCAAAATGTATATAAACACCGTGTTCATCTTTGTATATGTAATCTTTGTATTTTTCGCTTGTGTAATCTTTGGTATAAATGTTTTTGCAAAACTCACACATGCCTAATCATCCTTTCCAGTTATCAACTTGCTATGTGGTAATTTTTCAATAAAATCACAAAATATATGCCAATCTGGTAGTCTGTGATTTCTTCTCTGCTTGTAAATCGTCTTTAACTGGCGATAATTTGTTGTCATCCTCGCAGTCAACTCAAATCCAGACGGAATATTGTATAACAGTTGCAAATAATCTTCGCTGTCTTTTGTTTTCAAGTAAATCTCTTTCAATCTCTCGACTTCTGCGATAACTGCATCAGACACATAACCGTTGCACATACACTTAATATCCATTTTGCTAATACAGTGCATTGTTGACTGACTCGATACAAAGTCAATAAAGTGGTATCTTTGCAATTCCACCCACGCCTTATTGCTGAATGTCAAATCAAACTGAACAATCACTCCGTTAAGGAAATTGTCATGCCCTGTGCCTATGTCACATCTTCCAAGATTATCAATTCTATCGGTAAATTTGTCATTCACAGCATTTATATCTACCGCAAACGGATATTTACTTGCTCTAAAACTATCTTCAATTCCAAAAACCTTGATATTTTCTATTCTTGCCATTTTACATCTCCAGTTATATTCGGTTTCTTGTGTTGGAAAGTATTATCCGGTCACTTATTACTATTCTGTCCATACTCTACTGTCAGACAACCAACACAAGCATTTTAATTATTTCAGCAAGGAATACCGAAACGCTTGCTTATCCGGTAGCGAACCGGAACATTGATGTAGTGAGGAATCGAACCTCACATGATGCCTTTGTCCATATCCTTTCGGCTCACTTTGGCATCGTACTTGTGGTTTCCTGCGTCTACCCTTTCCGCCACACATCAGCAAAGGCACCCATTCAAATGACTAATGATTATATCGCAAAACAGGAAAATTCTAGGTACCTTTGCATTGTATCATCCCCTCTATCGGGGAAACGCCGATATTTGGATTTGAACCAAAACGTCATAACGACTACTGACAGTTTAGCAAACTGCTCCCTTGCCTGATTAGGGTTATATCGGCAAATAGGTGTATTGCAATCCCATAAGGCTTACATTCCTTATTTGCAAATTTGGAACATTCTTACCTTTGGATATTTCCCTTAGAAAATTACACCTAATCGGCAACCGTGGATTTGAACCACGATTCTTTGTGTATAGTGGGATTCTACACAACGCATTATCCATTATGCTATCGCCGTAAGTACGGATTGGCATACATGCATCTGTGTTTTAATCCGCACTGTTGCGATTCTTTTGCGTCCGGCTACTTTGGACACTGGAAACTACCGCAACAAAACCATAAACCCCACCGGACCTTGTGACGGTCCTTTAATCAGCTTTCCGCTAGTGGGTAAAGAAAGGGTTCATGCCAAAGCAAAACATGAACAAACCATATACACCGAATTGCCGGTGTTGTATTCCGATTCGCTCTCGGCTAGAACGGATATACATTGCCCCTCTTTGTGATTCACACTCCTTATCACATTTAAGAGTTCAAGGGATATGGTAAAACTCTTAATGAGTTATAAAATATATCGCCACAATGGACGTACAAAAATTGATTATTGACATTATTCTATCACAAGGTCTTTCGCCTAACACTATGTTCAAAAACGAAACTACCACCATGAATCCAAAATAAACCACAGCAATGTATCGAATCAAAAAACTAATCATCACGGTTCCTCCACTCTTCGCATCCGTGGTCGTGTTCGACATAATCAGATGCATAGTCACTGTTCATATTCTCGCACACATAACCATTCTCACGGCTATATGCAGCATATTTACAATTTCCACAACACAGTTTTTCGTTATCGTCCATCCTTGAAGTCCTCCATTTCTTTTACACTCATTCCAACAATTCCTGCCGAACCATCCGAATCCGTATTTTTGAAATGCTCTCCGTTCTGCGGAAACATGAAACGGAACATTGCGTAATTTGCTACGTCGCAAAGATATTCTGTGTTTCCAGTTTCTTCAAACTTCGCAAGACATTTTTTAAGACTTCCAATCGCATCCACATTTCCGGTTGCAAAATTTCTACTTGCCTTGCCATATTTGTAATAACTCTGACATATCAACGCTTTCCGCTTATCGTCAAACGCTTTTGAGTATTCTGTTTTCAACAATTCATTTTCCATTCTCAAAACCCCTTTTTTATTTTTTCGGGAGTATGGGGGACTTAGTAGGCGGTTTTTTAATCCCCCAATAGAGGGGTAGGGGGTAGGCTGCTAGTCCTCTCTTTTGCTCGGTTCGTAAAACTACAATTATACGAACTTTTACGCTTTTCCGTTGTTTATCCGTCTTTTTGTTCGATTTCTATGACCTCTTTTGCCGGATTTGTCAACTTTGGAAGCTCGCTATCGGTCAATGCTCGGTTGTTTTGCTCGTCAACCTGCACCGGTGCGGTCTCTGCCATGCCATAAGCCGCCTTTGCGATAAAGATTAGATTGGAATTTGTGCCGCTTTGGTTGTGTAGTCTGTTTACCGTGAATGATTTGCAAATTTCAAACCATTTTTTAGCTGTGCTACCATGTGCGGTGCTAACCCTATACCTACCCATAGCCCAATCAGTAAAGGTATTTCTATCAATACCGACCAAAAAACTAAATGTTTCCAGTGTTGGTAGTACTTTATATTTAGCACATATACGGACGTAAATATTAAATAAATTATCTAATAGCTCTATATCATCATTACTAGGTTTTTGAACATTATCAGCAATATAGAAAATCATAGATACAAAGTTATCTGTTACGCTTTCTGTATCTCCATCTAACTCCGTGTCTATATACTCATCTACCAGCCTATATATGTCGTTCTGGTATACCTCAATACCTATCTCGCTCTTAATAACATTATCTTTCATAACATCATCTCCAAACATTCAAAAATAAAAAAAACGCCAACACAAGAAAAATAAAAAGTTATCCTCTTGCGTCAGCGTCTGCTGCCGTCTGTGTGCTACTGTTTCCAGTGCAGTATTTATTATCTGCCCTTACTATACACGATATACAATCCTATGTCAATAATAAATTTATAATATTTATTTGTCGAGTTCGAGCCGTTTTTTAAAAATCTGGGTACGGCGTCGGGGAATCTGCCCGACTATATATATATACTTATCTTCTCTAACCTTATCTAACCTAATCTTATCTATGTTACATTTTGGAAACAAAACGATAACAGATTGACAACAAACTGGTACCAGAATTATATACAACATGATTACAAGTCGATAACAAAAACACAAAAAAAAGACGGCTAAAAAGCCGCCCTTTCTCTTTCTGGAATCAAATTATAAACAATACTCAATAAAATACCATTTTCCGCAGACTTCAACCGCTCCCCAATCCGGAATTGGTGTTTTTGTTTCCACCATTTTTTTCACCTCATCGGTGAATTTTTCTTCGCCGTCCTTATCATCTAAATACGCCCATTCTTCGAGGTATTTTTCAAGATTTTCTTCTAAATCAAAGAAAACTATGGCGCCATCTTTTAAGTTTTTCTTAGCTTCCTCTTTTGTGCATCCGTCTGCCATGAGGATGTCAATATCTTCCGGGATTTCTTTGAATTCAAAAAATTCTACTCCATTATCAAATTTTCGTAAAAATTCTTTTAAGTCGTACAAGTCATCAATTTGTTCCCACTTGTCCCATTCTTCCGGGAGTTCGTTCTCGTCCGGTTCAAAATAATTTTTTAATTTTACGAAACTATCAAAAATTTCGCTTTCCTCGTTCGTTCTTGTGTCTGTAAATGTGTATTTCATAATTCTTCACCTTTCCACGCCATCGGCGGCGTGCCTTTCTTTTTTAATTTTTATTTTTTATTTTTTAATAGAGAACTCAACCCCGTCTTCGTCAACATAGATGCTATAGGCGCAGCCATCCATAACTAAATATTCAAGATGTTTTTCTTCCATTTTTTGGAAAACATCTATAAAAGCCACAGACTCCGGCTCTTCTTTTGCCATTTTTTCAATTGCTTTTTCGAAGCTCATCGGCTTCGCCTTGAAATTGAATTTCATATTATTTCACCTCCTGCGGATAATATTCGCCGGTTTCCCGGTTGAAGTGCCACAATGTCACATCAACGCCTTCTTGTCGGCAGACGTTCAGCACTGCCACAAGGGCAACGGTTAATCCTGTGACGTACAAGTCAACAGACAACCCGCGAGGGATGCAAAGGCTGTCGGCTTCCTCTGTTCCCTCTAATGCTGGATATTTAGAACTTGCATATTCTAATATTCCGGCTTTGTGGCATTTGTTCCAAAGGGAATTGAATGCCATATTTTCAAGGCGGTCAACGGCTAACGGGTTAACCTCTCCTTTGAATATTGAGCCATCAGCGGCTTCTTTTATTTCATGACGACCATCACAGAGTGCCATTTTAAAATTATACTGTGCCATATGCGGCACCTCCTCTCTTCTTTCTTTTGATAAGTCGATTATAACCTACTTTTAGAATATTGTCAACTACTTTTTCAAAAGAATTTGATTTTTTCTTCATCCGTTGGAATCACTTCCAATATATCCCCGGGCTGACAGCGGCACATCACGCATATTTTATTTATGGTATCTAAATTTACCATTTTACCAGTTCGCAAATTTGCGTTTGTTTGTCCTGAAAGTAGTTTCTCTTTTTGGATTCTCGTTTGATTATATCCGTGTTTTTTTAGCAACTCCAGCACATCTGTTTTGTATCTTATCAAATTCATCACCTCCTAGTGTTTTAATTGTATCATATATATAGGAAGAAAGCAAGAAAAAATATTCGCAAAAAAGATTACAAAAACCCTTGACATTATCCTAATTTTAGGTTATATTATATACAGAAACAAAAAAAGGCGGTCGCCCCTACCAAGAACGAACCGCCACCAATCAAAAAAGAAAGGTACCTATATTATAATATATAGGAAAGGTGAAAACAATGAAAAAAATCAAAACTTTAGAAATTAGCGGGAAAAGATGGTTTCAGAAATCCTACGGGAACACGTACCACACAACAACGGTTGTTGTTAATGGCGAAAAGCTGAAAAGCGATATAACATATGGCTACGGAAACCACTACTTAATGACAGCCGCCGAGCTTCTCCGTGAAAATTGCTTTGATGTTCCGGAGAGCAACGACAAGGCATACCATTATATGCAGTCTTTCGCCCATTCAGTGCAAGACGTAAAAAGAAAAAAAAACTTGTAGGAGGTGGGGAAAATGAAAATCAATGAGTTGGAATGGGCGGTTGCCTACAAGATTGACAAGAAAACGCAAGACGACGGAACAACAAAAGTTGTTACCGTCGCAAAGTTTAACACGGCGGAAGCCGGCGCAAACTTTATAAAAAAATGTCTGCCAGAAGAAACGAAAGAACGTTTTTTCGTGGTAGACGCTGACGCTTTGGAAGCGTGCGAGGATGCGGACAAAATAAAGCGCCTTGAACACTCCAAGGAAGCGAAGTTTTTCGCATACGTCGAAAAATAAGCCGAAACGCTCCGACCTGGGGCGTCCACCGCGGGACGGTCTCCCGGTGCTGATGATGGCAGACCAGAAAGGCGAAAAAATGATATTGTATATTGATGATGGTTATATTATCGGTTGGTATTATTCGACAGACGGCGGATATATCGGCGATGGAACGCTAGAAACAGCGGAACGAATCGAACGAGAACGCCAAGAATAGCGACCGCAAAAGATTCACGTCGGTTTTTTCCGGCGGTTTCTTTTCGCTATATTGGAGAAAAATAAAAGATTGGAGGCGGTGACATGATAAAATCACCGAGAAAATGGCTAGAGAAATCTGGTTATAATCCGGAAAAAATTAAACTTTTCGGAGGTGGCGAAGCGTTGGAGGTATCAACGCCATACCAAGGACAAACACCAACGGCGGAACAATTCGCGATATTGTCAGAAATCCGGCGGCACGTGTCAAGGCACTATGCCGGGATAAAGGTTGAGCCGCGCGGATTTTATTCATTAATTTACATTTATTATCACAATTAGCCGGATGCGTTCCGGCTTTTTGTCGTGCGCTCTGCCTGCTTTTGGTGGGCGCGCCCTGCTGCCGTTTTGTTTTTCGCAAATCTCCGGCGGTGTGTTTGCGATACCAAAAACAAAAGATTGTTTTTCCCCTGCCGGATGTAAAAAACACATAGCACCTTGACAACGCTTTATATTAGCCGTATACTGATTTTATATATCTATAGTAATAGTTATAGGCTCATGAGATAAAAAGGCAAAATATAAGCCTTGGAACGTCTCACAAGGGAAAGCCTTTATTTAGTGTATCTAAAATCAGCAAAGCAAAAAACAGTGCAAAAACTGTTAATATAAATCAATTTGAAAAAATTCACCATGCAACTATAAAAATTAGCAACCCCGGGGGGTATCAAAAAATTTGCATTATCGGGCGAAAATTCCGAAATCGCAAAAAATCTCTCTCCAATTTTGAAAATATGAAAGGTAGGGGGGTATCAAAATATTTTGCTTACCGGGCGTAAAAAGAAAGGAGTGTTCATCATGAACAAAAAGACAAAAGCATTAGACAAGGAAACCTACAAAGAAATCATAACCGCAATCCGCAAGGGCTTCAATTACGGCGAACACGTATTCAAGCCAAACAAACGGCTTGCTACATTACTGGTAGTGCAAGCAAACATCGGAGTTAGAATCTCTGATATACTGCACCTTACGCTTTCAGACGTGGTATACGAGAGCGGTCGCTATCATCTGGATATTGTAGAGCAGAAAACCGGCAAGGGAAGAAACTTCACGGTTCCAACTGAATTATTCCAATTCTTAAAGCAGTACACAGAGGATAACGGCATTGCACCAACCGCAAGAATCTTTCCAATCAGCGAAAGAGCCGTACAGAAACAATTGAAGATTGTAGCGGATTTCTTTGGAATTGACGGAATATCAACTCACAGTTTCCGGAAATTCTATGCTACGGAAATGTATCTAAATAACGATTATGATATAGAGTTGGTGCGTCATTTACTCCAGCACTCATCCAGTTCCACAACGCAAAGATATATCGCTATCAGTGAAAAACGTGTTGAGAACGCATTGAAGAATCATTTGTGTATCATCTAATTGTATGGTACACTGTAAAGGTCTAAAGCCAATATAATACGGCAACCATTTATTTCTCCCCCCGGTTGCCAATTAGACAAAAAAGTAGGAGCCTTTTCCATAATTTAGGCTCCTATTTCTTATTATTATATTACGAGTTGGACTAATCTTGAACTAATATTGGACTAAAACAACTAAACTTTCTTAAAGATTAGACCATTCTTTAAGCGTTCTCAATGAATCCTTGAATTGCTTACAGAAATCACGTGAAACAGAACTATTTCTGTCCGTAATTTTTTCTAAATACTCTTCAACCTTTTCTGGGTCAAATTTTTCCTCATATGTTTTCAATTTATCAATTGCTAATTCCTTGAGGTCATTTCGCTCCTGCTTATGAGCTTCAATGTTCTCCTCTTTTGAAATTTCGCACGTAAAGAAAAATGAGGACGCTTTATCAATATCTCCATACAACTTACGCATTGTGGCTACAATGCTATCCTTGGAGTGTATAATGAAAAGGATGCCGTCGTAGCACTGTTCCCTTTCATCTTTCACGTGAAAGTATTTTTCATACATACGCTTCACGTATTCATCTGATAAGCGTTCTCCGCGCTTTTCTAATATTCTGGCATCCTGCAAACCAAGTTTTTCAGATTCTAATAACATTTTCATCATTTCTTCTTTGCTCATAACATACATCCCTTTCTATTTCTTCTTATTCTTTTTCCTCGCAACTAATTCCTGCAAAGAAATCGTCATTTACTTATAAAAATCTATTACATACTTCTTCAAAAAAATCTAACTTTGCCAGTCTAATTGCTTCAGCTAAAGTAAAGTCTCCACCTATATTTTCTTTGATTTCTTTTGCATAAGGAACAAAACTTTCACATCTTATTCCTTCATTTTTTGAAACAACATAATCTTTATAAATCAGTGATAATTCTTCGTTTGTCTTATCGCTATATGGAATTTTCATTTTATATCACCTCTTCTAATCTTTACTTCGATTTTGATTCTATTCTTTTTGCAATTTTTTTCAACTCTTTTATTTTTCAATTTCCTTTTTTACAAGTCCAATTCCCTTTATTATTGTATCAGTCCTTGATAGATTTAATTTTTCTGAACAATACTCAATATCTTGTTTCTCTTGCTTTGTTAATCTGATGTTGAGTTTTTCTGTTCTGGAAACGTCTTGTAATGGTGGTCTACCAGTTCTTGGTGACAAATTATCATCTCCTTTCTATTTATGTCCTTGCATAAATCATTATAAATTATGTACGCACATAAGTCAACCCCTAAATGCAAAAAAATAGAGACAATATAAAATTATACTGTCTCTATCCAATAAATCTAGTTATCAAGCATTTCGTTTACCCTCTGCATATTATCTCCAGTATCATACACAATCACGCATGACCTGCCAAAATAAAAAACTGCTAAGAATATAACGCAAATCAAAATAACTATCAAAAGTCTTTTCCACATATTTCTATTCCTTTACTAATTAGTGATATAACTTAAACATGTCGGAAGAAAGTGATTCCGCATATATCTTAATATCGTTTTCAGCATTGGTTATGCTTGTTGAAAAATCATCATAGTTTCCTGTCGGACTTGCAAGCAAAGAATATAAACTGTGTATTGCATTACAATAGTTTTCTGTATCTTCGCAGATGTCTTTATATTCATTATAAATGTAGTCATCTGATTTAATTTTTTCCCATTTTGAATAGGTTTCCTTAAATTTCTCATATTGTTTTGCCGTTTTATTTGAATACACTGTATCACTTATGCAAAGATTCACGGCATCAGAGAAGTCTCTAAATTTCCCATTCTTCTTTAATGTCCATTTATTTGTCTCTTTGCTTTTCTCTTTCCAAATAGCATTACTCCATGTATGGGTTGCTTTTATGCTTATGTTGGATAGATTAGAAACAAATTTATCTGTAGAATCAAATAAATCACCAGTCAACTTCACAAAATCACGTTTATTTTGACGTCTTTGTTTTTGCTCTGCAATTTCCTTTTCCTTCTTTTCTTCTTCCGCTTTCTTTTTCGCTTCCGCTTTCTTCTGTTCCTCAATTCGCTTATTGTTCTCTTGAACAAAATAATAGGTAACACCACCTGCAACACCGGCAAGCAACATAACAATAATCACGATTAAAGCTATCTTTTTATGCTTTTTGGATTTCTTATTCTGTTCAATTGCAAGTTCCTTATCTGCATCCGTAATTGTTCTTCCACAATTCGGACACTGGTTTGTTTGGTCGCTAACTTTCTTTTTGCACTCCGGGCATTTAATCAAAGCCATGAGCAATCCCTCCTCTTTTATTTTTGATTGTATATTATCATATTTGACTATATTTGTCTATAATGCAGTTCTTAATGTTTGGAATACATTGTTTGTTATGCTAATTATTTCATCTGCGTATGTTGCCAAAAAGTCGCAAAACATTTCTTCCTGCTCCAAAGTCATATCAATTCCGTATGAAAACATTGCGCTATGGCATATCTCATGTAGCAAAACTTTGCGTAAAAAACCGCCACGCAAAATATTTGATATATAAATTGTTTGATTATTTCTATCGCACATTCCGCAAGTATAACTTCCGTCACTTCTTTGTAGCATATTGCTATACGGTGATACTGTTACTATATTCCAAACAAAACCATTCATAGTATACAATTTAACCACTCCAATCAAAAAGGGGCAATTACGCCCCCTTAATTTGTTTTTGTTAAAACTTCTGCAACAATGTTTGCATTTTGGTTTTAAGTAAATTTTTTTCTTCCTGCGAACTATCCGCAATCATTTCCGTAATGTCTTTTGATAATTCACCCATGTACTTTTCTAACTCTTTCATTTTGTATTGCTTATCCGCCGGTGTGTCTGCTTTGTGCATTTCTTTTGATTCCATGTAAGACATACGGCTCATTCCGCTTCTGCCCTCTCTGGAATCTCTCATCTTCATGTTTTTATCCATTCCGGTATCAGTGTAATACATAAGACCGTCTCTGTGTTTATCCATATCTCTGTACCATTCCGGGTCATGTTCCCGGTACATTTCCGGTGTCATATGGTAGTATGGTTCGTCATATCCTCTACGGTACGTTCCACGTCCTTTCGGAGCAAATCTTCCGTCAGCGTATCGGTATTTGTCATAAAATCTTCTTCCGTCTCCGTAACGCTCAAACATTTCAAGCGTTTCTTCCAAGTTTGATTCATCCATTGCCTTTGTTAAGGTTCTGTAGTACATTGCTTCCGACAAATCTTTCATCATGTCTACTACTTTTCCCATTTCGCAAGTATCAACATTTTCGATTCCAGATTCCATTTTGATTTTGGCACATTCGGAAAGTTTTTCAATCATACAATGCATTCTTTTAATATCCATCTCAATCACCTCCACACCAAAAAAAGACGGATAAACCGTCAGAAATCATTCAAAATTTATTCATATGTATTATTGGAAACAATGCTCTTTTCTTACAATCACGTACTTTGCTTAGTGTAAAACAATGTATTAAAATATTTACACCATTTATACACCATTTTCCTAAAAAATATAGTCATTTATAGATATTTATGCGAAAATTAAAAATCCTCTATGTACCGAAAACAACGCATTTTCGCCTTTTTCAACATTCCAAATTTCAAGGCGGCGAAATGGTAAAAGTTTTTATAACCAACCATTTTTCGGTACTTTTAAGCGTTTTGTTTTTTAACTTACACCAAATTTACACCAAATACACCGTTTTACATAGCAACATATTGTTCCATTTCTTTAGCAACATCATCCGGTTTCTTGTGAGTATAAACATCTAATGTGGTAGAAATATCTGAATGCCCCATTACTAATTGCAATGTTTTTACATTCATACCTTTTTCAACCATGCGGCTACAAAATGTATGCCTTAACACATGAGGTGTTATTTGCGGCAACTCTCCAAGACCAAGTTCAATATGCTTTTTTCGGACTTCTCTCATTGAGCTCTCTAAATTTCTTCTTGTTTTTGGAAAACCCAAGTGGTTTATAAAAACAAATCCAGTATATCCGTCAATCGCATATTCGACTTTAGGTCTAACTTCTGTCCTTTTGTGCATAAATGCTTTTCTTGTTTCGTCATTCATGGCAAGTATACGGTTCCCTGCTTTTGACTTTGGTGGAAGAATAACGTATTTTCCACCAATTCTGTGCAATTGCTTATTTACATTTATTCTTCTGTTTTTTAAGTCTACATCCTTAAATGTAAGTCCATATAATTCACTTACCCTCATTCCAGTATTCAAAAGAATCACCACATCATCATAGATATGTCGAAACCATCCATGATTGGAAATAAATTCAATATAATAATTTTCATCTTCTTCACTCATCGAAAATCTTTGCTTTGAATCGTTTTCGATTATGTTTGATAAAGTGAATAGAAATGGATTTTTGACTATATAATCATCCTCAACTGCCATTTGAAAAGCCGGTTTCAAAAGTGTTTTTGCATTTTGAACCGTTCCATACGAATACCCTATATTGCTTAAGGTAATCATATATCGCTTTGCCAACGATGTTTTTATGTCTTTGATTGGAATATCCAATATCTGTATCTTGTCAAGCATATTTATTAGGTATCTATACTTCTGTTCTGTTGTTATGCGAACCTTTTTTAACGATAAATACCTGTCTATCAGTTCCCGGACTGTTATTTTGTTACTTTCCCAAGAAACACCAGATATTATTTCTGTTTTTGTTACTTGTAACTCTTTTTGTCGTAGTTCATTTAATGTTCTGGCATATATTGTTTGACGTTTCTTTGATAAATCAGTCCATCGGTACATATAAGTACCGTCAGTTCTTTGGCTTTCTCCTTTCTCTAATACTCTTCCTTTGTTATCTTTTCTGCTTGGCATGCACATTCTCCTTTCTTAAAGAAAAGAGCATTGTTAAAGGATAATTATATCACTAACAACGCTCTATAGCAAATAATAGGTACTTATAGGAAGTTATAAAACCATTGTCCTGTCAAGATATTCTTCCATCTTTTTCCTTTTTATAAGGTTTTTTCTTCCTATAACAAGAACAAGTTCATTTCTGTTTTCGTTCACAATTTCCCTCATTCTATCCTTTCCAATATTAAAATAAGCCGATGCTTCTTCAATAGTAAGGTTATACTTTTCACATACTGGAATTTCTTTTTTCAATTCTACCATCTCCTTTGCCTTATTTATTTTCCAATCAATCCTTGATACTCTTCTTATGACGGTTGATTCCGACATATTGCATTTCATCTCTATTTGTCTTAATGTATAGCCTTTTGATATGCATTTGAATATTTGTTCTTCATCTTCGGTGAAATTGCAAATTTTTTCAATTTCATCAAGTTCCGGCTTAGTCAATGAGGATAAATACTTTCCTAATCTCATAAGCCTTTTCCTTTCCTATAATTTTTTGTTTGGTTTATTGGCTTCATCAACCAACGCAATTAAAAACTCCTGCGTTTTTCTCGGAAGTTCACTATGTTTGATTTCCGCAATTACTTCTCTATACTGTTCTTCTGATAATCTTTCCATGGTCTATTTCTCCTTTTTAATATAATATTCCGCTCTCTTGTAATTCTCTTCTTGCTTCTTTAGCTTTTCGGGAGCGTGATTTTTCCACATTCATCTGATAGTGCTTTTCGCATACCTTATATCCATCTTTTACTTTTCCACCGCAAAAGCAACATAAGCCGTTTTCAATCCACGTTTTCTTTTTGGTGCCAGCCTTTGCTCTCTGACTATTTCTGCTTTTCTCCCTGCATATTCCACAAGTCAAGTACCCGGAATCGGCTTTTCGCTTACGGCACCGTGGACAAATACCTTTTTCTACGTCCTTCTTATATGTAAGTTTCGCCCATTGCTTGTGTTCTTGGTTATATCTCTTTCGTGCTTCTTCACTTTTGTTTCTTCGATTATTGCATTGTATTGATTCGTTTGCACGGCATTCCGGGCATGATGATTCGCTACTGCCGATTGGAACCTTTCTGCAAATAGGACATATGCCAACCTCTTTATAGCATTGTTTATTTCTTCTTTCGTTCTCCGACTTTTTACTGCTACAACTTATACATCGTACACCGTTTCTGTCTAGTGGTTTTCCACAATCAATGCAAAGTCCGTTCTGCTTTCTTCTATCGTACAATCGTTTTTGATAGATATTGCTCAAACAAACACCTCACTCATCCTCATCTGATTTAAGGATTCGGACACCGCATTTCTCTCTGACTTTATCTATATACCAATCAACATTAAACTTTGTTGGGTCTTCATCCATCTTTACTGATTCATCGGATATACGTTCAATAAGCCGATTGATTCTTTTGTTTCCAAATCCAAATTCTTCGCAAAGTGCAAGAAACATAATTCCGGTAGCAAGTTCAAATCCCTCATTCTTACCAGTTATATATGCCCTTGACATAAGTTTTGTTTGTGTTGGCTTACCGCCGGTCAATTTTTCCTGCACACGTTTTTCTCTCCGCATTGCTGCTCTTTTGTTTACTGCCATGTTATCCGTCCTTTCTAGTATTTTTTGAATTATTATTCATGCTAACTGCTTTTACAATCTCAATTGCTTTATTTAATCCGTCACAATAACAACAATGACTTCCGTCCTCTTTGCAAGTAGGAAGTTCACAAATGGAACATTTTTCGCTTTCATCTTTCAACCGTTCTAAAACCTCATCTAAATCATAAGCGGTTAGTTGACTGTCAATCTTTTCTGCCAACACACGAAACATATCTTCCTTACCTTGCTGTGTAAGAAGTATATCTAAAAACCACTCTTGATATAACTCTTGCTTTAATTCGTCTGCGTCAATAAGTCTCATTACTCTTCACTCTCCTTATAAGGCTTTGGTAATGGCATCCAATAATTAACCTTACAGTTATCCAAATCCGTACGAAGACACCATTTATACCCATTATAATATCCAATACAAACATCTTCACGATATTCTCCGTCACACGTGCCGCCTATAATTCTGCCAGAGAAAGAAACAAGAACATCTTCAAATTCCTCTGGCTTTCTTTCATTAACAGAAATCCATTGATTATTTGATTGTTTTTCAATTTCTGATATTACCGTTTCTACACTCTTAATATGTTCGCTTATGTTTCCTTTCTCATAGCATAAATTACAGTTATCACATTTTTCGTTATTACAATTTTCGTAAATTCCCTTAACTTGTTTCTTTCGGCATTTAAGATATGCTTTTAGTTTTTCTATTGCTTCATCTAATTTCATGACTTTGCTTCCTCACTTTCTTTATCGCTCCAATCTAATTTTTGACCACAATGTTTACAATACTTTGGCTTGTTGTCGTAATGCATTTCACAACAAAGGTTTGTGTTACAATTAGGACATAAATCATAAGGTCTTCCGTTTATTCCGTTCCATTCGTGCCACATTCCCTCACTATCAAAACAACCATCATGTACAGGCTTCTTTGGTATCTGCTTTTCAAGTGCTTGTATAGCAACATTAACAGCATCACACAATACCTGAGAATGTATTTCACCGCCTATTTCTAAATCAAACTGTATTGCTTCTATTGCTTCACTCTCTGTCATATTATTCCTCGCTTTCTAACAACTCCTTATTGTCAAAGATGTTTCCGATAATTTCCCATTTACTGGAATCAAAATTTTCCATTAAATCAACCTCTCCATCCGCTGAACCACGAACATCCGAATTTTTGTATTTGTGTGTGCATATTCCAAATCCTGTAATATCATCACACCAACAAACCTCTGCAAAATAATCATGTTCTGAATCCAATCCAGAAAGGTACGGATAACTAAAACCATCCATAAGGTCATTTTCAAAAATAAGGTTGCCGTGTCTATCTTTCAATCCTGTGCATTGGCAGATGGTGGATGGTTCTACTTTGTGTGTAATTACACATCTGCGCCACATAGGGTCACTATCAGGTGGATTATTGCATCTGTTCCAAATCTCACATTCTCCATTTGGAAGTATTATTAAACTTCCAATTTCCCACTCTCCGTTGTCAATCCTCTTTGCTTTATACAAATATCTATCGTCCATTTTCATCCTCCAATCTCATACCACAATAAGGACAATATTTTATACCATGAAGCACATTTCCAAATTGTATATACCATCCTTTTTTATCATCCGAATACTGATATTTCACAACACTAGCAAACTTACAGTTTTTTAGATGTTTACAATTATGCTCTTTCATAAATTCTAAATTATTGCTCATAATTACTCCTTTCTCGGCTTCTCGCACCGTTCAAATTCAACAACCCATACATAAGGATTTGCGTTCCAGCCATGAATGTGTTTGTCAGTTTTCTTGATAGTGGATTCCCATATTTCGGCAAATCGTTCTACTGCTGTCCGTCTCATTTTTTCTTCCCAGCCAACGTTTTTGCCATTCTTCCAGTTTGCACCCTCTGCTTTTGCTCCATCATCGGTGATATCCTGCAACCGCTCCACACGCACATCTGTAACCTTTAGAAAAATTCGAGCCGCTTCTTTAGGCATGTGGATTGATGGGCGCCATCTATGAAAGAATCTACTATCATCAGCCTTGTAATAATATTGTTCTTTTTCACCCCAACAAGAATCCTTGCACCACGTCTCACGAACGTACAGAACGTCTCCCGATTGATATGGTGGAATATAAGGGCAGGGCCTTTCATCTCCCCTAGGTTTTGTGATATAACCATTTTGGTGTACCTCAAATGGCTGTTTTAACACTCGCCTTGTGCAAGTCTTTCTCCCATCCAGAATAGCTCGAACCATTTCGGTGTTAAATAATATAGGTTTTATGCTCATTTTTTCTCCTTTCAACACACCAGTTTCCCAGTGCGTAATTTGTTAATATTTAATATTAAATCCACCGTGTTCATTTACCCAATCGATAGCTTCTGCGTATGTAATACCATTATTCTTTAGTACATAAAGCAAATTATGAAATTTAGGATGTGTATTTTTTAATAATTCAAATCTACCTTTTCCTTGCTTTTCTAAATGGCATCCAAAACCACACAAAACACAGCCTGTTCTTCGACATTTTGTTGTTCGCAATAATGCTCTATTGTCGTTGAATATCCCATAATCAAAAAATGATATTTGGTTTTCACATTGTTTCATAGCGGTATAATCAACAACTACTTCTCCGTAAACAGAACATATAGGTAACTTATTTTTTACTATATACCAAAGTACATCCTGCTCCGTCCAAAATGACATTGGATTACTTTTTGGGTTTTTGCTTTCAAATGAATTGCATCCATGTTTTATCCAATTGCTTTTCCTTAGGTTGCTTTCGTAGGCCATAGTTGCAATAATAGGTTTTCTTCCAGTTTGCAATTCATATGTATGAGCCGGATTTTTTTTCATTACCCGACAACACTTATTAGATACATCAAAAGGTGCATTTAACATAAATAAATATCTTGACTTATCATACATAGGACAAAAGTCATCACATTTTAAACCGAATAGCTGTTTAACTCTGACGGGTGCTCTCAATATCTCACTGGGGATATTCCCAGTTCTTAAGTTTAGATAAGCTATATTTTCTTTGTCTTTTCTTCTATCTATTCCAATCAAATCGGCTATTCGATAGGCAAACGGAATAATACTTTTTCCATCTTTCTTTTTTTCCGTAAGTATTGCAATGTATTTTCTACTATCAGAAATGCATTCTGATGTTTCTTTTGAAAATAATGGAAATCCATACTTGCTACATACTTCTGCAAATGAAATTTTCGGTTTCAAAATTTCAAGATTGTCAAATGTCATAGCAAATTGTTTTAATTCTGGATATTGTGTCGGAACATCCACAAATACAAGCGGGATATTCCTATATCCGCAAACCACTCTGACTATGTGTGCCAAAACAGTGCTATCCTTTCCACCGCTAAAACTTACATAAACACCATCTTCACCAAACTGATTTACCCAATCATCTATTCTCCTTTTTGTCATTTGAACTTTATCGTCCAATGGTAAGGATTGCATCTGATAAAGGTCTGTAATTGTATGCCTATTTGCCATGTAGTATCGCTTCCTTTCCTAACTAATTTCCTTATATAAATCTTCTTTTCCTTGTAATAACTGCCCTAAAATTGCAACAAGAACATTTACAACAATGGAATTTCCGGCTTGTTTGTACAACTGCGTATTTGAATTAACTTTTTCTGCCTTTTCAAAATCTTCATCCGAAAAGTCCATCAATCTCCAACATTCTTTTGGTGTCAGTTTTCTGATTCGGTATTGTGTTGCAACTTTTATTTGTTGTGTGCCGCCACCATTAACAGTAGTAATATTAGGGCATAGTGCTTTTTCATCGTATACTGTGTTTAATTGATACTGACCGGTCCCATTATCCATAAATCCTAACTGGTTAGGCTTTTCCAACACCAAATTGTCTTTCTGCACACTCGTCAAACAATTGCTTGTGCCATTGGTATTTACTTCAAGTGTCTGTTCCAACTCAATTCCCGGTGTACGGTCTGATTGGTTTGTTGGATTGCGGCCACGCATTGCTACGCAAATGTAATTGTCCTTTTGAACCGTACTTAATGTATTTGTGCAACCATCATTTCGCAACTCTGGTTCCCTATGTTCATTAAATCCATGTTCAATTTCGTGATTTTCATATTGTTTTCTCAATGCCTTCCCTTCTTCCGTTCTAACCATATACGGATTGAATTTGCTTCTACAATCATTGGTTCCCTCATGCCTCCCTGCATAGTTGTAAGAGACGATGCGATACAGTCTTTATCCCAAACATTTCCAGCAAATCCAGTACCTCTATCTTCTCCGTATAAATTACCAAGTCTTTTAACTTCATTCATCAAAACAACTCCTAAATCGTGGCTTTCTGCCTTTACACATCTTGCAATACAACCTGATAAAATTCCTCTTTAAAAATTATCAGAAACTTCCGTATAAATACTTCCTATTACTTCCATTCAATTACTCCATTGGTTCCATAATTATTTAACCCCTTATAATCTCTTGACATAAGCGTTGATGATACACCAATTTTAGATGCCTGCGGTTCCAAATCTTTATCCACCATTCCTTTCAACAATACAGTTTCCATCCGACCGCAAGTTTGAGATTCCTGCGTCATATCTTGCCTTAATGCAGTTTCCGACTTGCTTTTCTCTTGGCTCGTTAATTGTTCCGTCAACGCATGTCTGCTCTGCTCTGCTCTGCTCTGCTCTGCTCTTAGCAATTGTATTTGGAAGTGTTCCGTTGTCAATCAATTTCTGTATCAATTTTTGCGATTTTTCATTATTGATGTAATACTTATCTTCAACTTCATCTTCCAGATAATCTTTCATCACTTTTTGCAGTTCAATAGGATTTGGAAATGCAAAGTTATAATTGCCTAAAATACTAACCATAAAGCAACGATTTCTATTTTGAGCAACACCATAGTTCTTTGCGTTTAGGTCTTGCCAATAATTTGAATAACCTTTGTTTTCAAGAAATGCTATCCATTTTTGAAAATCGTCCATATTCTTTTTACTATGTACTTGCGGTACATTCTCCATGAGAAGAACTTGCGGTAAATTGTCAACCTCATTCAGCAACCGTTCTACCTCCCACAATAGTCCGGACCTTGTACCACTACCTTTAACCATTCCCTTTTGCTTACCGGCAACCGATAAATCTTGACAAGGAAACGAGTAAGTAAGTAAGTAAGTAAAGGTTTCAGTGTCAACTATTTCCAAATCAGAACCGCTTATTTGAGTTATGTCTGTAGGCTCAAAATCTGTTCCGTGAATTGCGTTGTAACTTTTGATTGCGTACTTATCAAATTCAACAACCTTGTAATGTTCAAAGTCTGCTGCTAATCTTTTAAGTGCCATAGCTTGCGAACCTACTCCGGCAAATAGTTCAATTAAACGAATTTTGTTATTTATTTCAAAATTTCTTCTAAATACAGAAAAAATATTTAATTGTTCATTCATATCATCACCTGCTATCTATGTTTGATTTAAACAACTTTTCCACATATAAGTCCATTGAATGGCACAACTTAACGCAATTTCCGTGTGACGCATGATTTTTCCATGCATTGTATTTCTCATAAAATTTTGTTTCAGTCATTCTTTCGGACTTAACGAGTTTTACCCACTTTCTTATCTTTTTACGGATTTTTCGCTTATTTTCACCTTTTAGCCTGCGTATATACTTTCCATCCTTAGTTATGTAGTGGTGAAACCCCAGAAAAGGTATTCCGCACTTAAATGGAACAATTTGCGTTTTACCGTTTAGTGTCAAACCAAGGCTTTCTACAAACTGATTTATGCAATCAAGACACCATTTCAAATATTCCTTGTCGTGGTGTATCAAATAGAAATCATCCATATATCTTCCATAAAGATTGATTCCAAGTTCGCCAGTAACCATATGGTCTAATCCGTCAAGCATAAGCAAAGAATATATTTGAGCCACTTGATTTCCTAATGGCACCCCGATACCATCTGTGCTATCAATAAGCAAATGGTTAAGCCACATTGTGTAACTTTCCGGAAAGTAATAGTCAACTATATCTTTTAATATCTCGTGGTCGATACTATAAAAGAATTTAGTTACATCACATCTCAAAATCCATCCATCTAACTTGTGTTTTTGGTAAAACTCTAACATCTGTTTTTTCAGACAATCCATGCCGAACAATGTTCCTTTGTTTTTCTGCCCGGCATAGTTTGTCTTGATAAACTGGCTTTCCAGTCTTGGATGTAAAATCGTATCAGATAAGCAATGCTGAACAACCTTATCCTTAAACGAACAAGAACGTATCAATCGTTCTTTAGGCTCATAAACCTTAAATTCGTTATATGGATTCATCTTGTAGGTTTTGTTTTTCAACTGCTCTAGCAAGATATGAACGCCATCTAGGCTCATTGTTTGGAATCTAGCACAACTTTCATTGCGCCTTTTACCTGCCTTAGCACGTTTATAAGCGTTATAAAGGTTTTCAAAATTGCATATAATACTTTTATCATCCATAATAAAAACTCCTTTGTATTTATCCTTTTAGGAAAGGTCATGTGCTTTTCTGTATCTTTCTCTGATTTCGGCTTAATGCCTACTCTAACTGTCTGTTTGTCACAGAATGGGCGCACGCCGCTGTTGTTGTTGCAATTGTTGTTGTTGATGTTGCCGGACGGCGAAACAACCGATTAAGCAGCGCATAACCTATGATTTTATCTTTCTTTGTCTTTTGTTCTCCATGCGATTGCCATATGCTTTACATCGCAAACCATTTTCGACCAATGACCGACACATTTTATGTTGATTAGTCCTAAACTGTTTGATAACTCTATGTAATACAAGAGTTCATCGCAATGTGTTATTGCTCTTGTCTGCAACTCTAATCGTTCTCTCTTGTATGCTTTTATATCCGTCCTATTTGCTTCAAGCAAACATTCGTAGATTTCAAGCGACTTATTCTGCATCTTGTCCACAAGAGAAAATCTAAATTTCTTTGGATAGTGGTTACAATCCGCTGTCTTTAGCAAAGTGTGCTTTGCTAAATCTTTTGCTTTTAGAATTACAGTAAGTTCTTTACTTGCCATTATCATCACTCCGATTCAAAGAGATTAGGTGAAAAGATACAAAGCGGGAGCACGCCGCTGCAGTCGCGGCAAATGCTGAAGCTGATGCGGCCGGACGGCGCAACAACCAAAACTTGTATTTTATATCCGTTGCAAGGTGTACTCCAAGGAGTAAGCAGCCACCACCACTTGTCAATGTTAGGAATCAACTTTCTGTATTGTCTGTAATCGTCAACGGAAAGAAGAGATACATAATCCGTGCAATCTCCATATTCATTCTGTCCATCAAGAGACAATAAATCCCGACCAAACGGAAGAATATTTTCTTCCCCAATCTCATCAACAATTTTCTTATAGAAATCGTTATTGAGATATTCACGTAAACTACTTAATTCCCAATTATTTGTTTCCGAATCAAAAATTTTTCTTTCCTCTAATGCATCTGAAAGACAAACATATCCGCAAGGTTTGATGTCAAGGATTCTCCATTTTGTTCCGGCAACCTCAAAATAATCGCCAACTTTTAATCCAGTAAGCCTTTCTTTCATATTTTCACTTTCCAATTTGTCAATCCGCTTTTCAAGCATTTCAACTCTTTTTTCTAAGTCCATATTATTTTATTCTCCTTTCGATACAAAGATATTAGATTTTAAGATACAGAATGGGCGCACGCCGCAGTTGTAGCTGCAAACGTCGTAGTCGATGCAGCCGGACGGCGAAACAATTGCAATAGCATACTTCAATCCTCTTTCATCAGTAGACCACGGAGTAAGCGTCCAATAATAATCTGGCAAATCTTCATTAACAAGTAAATCATTGTATTCTCTCGCTTCGTCAAAAGTAATAGGACGAACCTCACAAATACAATCATTAAACTCGTTCTGATTATCAACACTCGTCAATGGTACGGAATGCTCAACAAGATTTCCAGCACCGACATTTTCCAAAATAATAGGCTTGATTTTTTCGTCAATATACTTTTTCAAAGCAGATTTATTGTAATCTCTTGTATCTCCATCAAACCGAACATTTTCAGCCATAAGGTTTTTGGAGATTACGTTTGTCGTTTCGTAATTCTGTTCCAAAACAATAAATTCATGTTCGCCAATCATGAATGTTTCGCCCGGTTTCAATGAGTTCAAAACAACCTTTTCCTTTTTCTCTCTGCTCTTCAAAATTTCAAGAGCCTTTTCAACTAATTTAATTGCTTCTTTCATTTCAATACCTCCGTTGATTTCGATTTTTTACTGCGATTTTGCACATCATTAAAAATTGCAAAAATAATCTCATGCGATAATTTAGTTGCATATTTTTCTCCGATTGCAATGCCATTTTCTACAAACTCTTTCCACCAAGAATCATCATCTTCCGGGTAGTAATATTTCTTACGCCAATTCCAAATATCAGTCCACATATGCTGTTCTTCTGGAATCTGCGATGCATTTACGCTTCCCATATAAACACCACCTAACTAAATATTGAATTATCGTAGTCCTCGAAAAATCCACCGCTTTCATTATCCCAACCAAGACAAATATTCAAATCATCGTGGTCTCCGTAGATTCGTTTGGACTTTTCATCGTAGTGTACTTTCCAACCTCTGTATGAAGTTCTTCCAAATACACGATTTTTAGTAACCGAAATTATTCTCGGATAATTTTCCATCGTATTCTCATCTTTATTTACGTTGTAGTGAATAATCACTCCTGCCGAATTGACAATATCTGAATCCCCACGAATCGAATCGTCCATATCTTCATCATCAATTCCGCTATCTTTCCTCTTGTGTGCAACTAAGATAATACAAACATTGTAAAATCTAGCCATATCCTCTAGTGCGTTTGAAACTTCGCTCTGTGCTTCTAACTTACTTCCCTTAACTCTTGTTTTGTTTATCATTGTCATTAAATTGTCAATCACAATAACTCTCGCATTTTGGCTTACTATCATACGTTCAATCGTATTTAGCAAGTCAGTATCTTCATCTTTAACCATAGTGCGGTCGTAAAGCATACATTTTCCACGATACCACTCTACAATCTTATCTTTTGCAGATTTCCGAACGTAACGCTTTATGTAATCTCTCCTATCTTCTTCCACTACATTTGCCGGTCCAGCAATTTGAAAATCAATCGCAGCCTTAAAAAGATAGTTTGGCATTTCTCCGGAATATACAAAAACATTGTCACCTTTGTTTAATGCTCTTGTTATAATCTGTCCTACGAAAGTTGATTTTCCTTTGCCTGATTTCCCAGTAACGATAGTAACAACACCAAATGGGATTCCTCCGCAAAGCAAGTTATCTACATCCGCAACACCGGTCGGTATCTTCTCAATGCTGTATGGGTCAAGCTCCTTTACGTCTGCCAAATCAATCACATTGTCAATTGGCAACTTAACCGATTCTTCAACGCATTTCCTAACCTGCTCTGCTCCGTATTTGAGAAGTATCTCGTTAGCGTCCTTGCAGTCTTTATAATTATCCTCTCTGACGTGTTCTACACTGTCTTTTAGACGTTTTGCAAGTTCATCCAACAAAGATATTGAGCCTTTCTCAAAATCTCCAAAAACGATGATTTTTTTCCATTTGCAAAGCCAATCCCAACAATAGGGAATCCATGTAAATCCTTTGGCGCCGGTTGGAACTGACACTGCGTTTGGTATTCCTGCCGTAGCAACTGCTAATGAATCAAGCTGACCTTCTACCAAAATGAGCGTATCAAAACTATCATCACATTGTTTCATTCCAAACAATATCGGCTTTGTGCTTGCTTCGCACCACTCCTTGTTGGCATCCTTTGCCTTATCAAAATCCGTTTTTCTGTACTTGACAAATTGCAGTACGCCTTTTTCGTCATAAAACGGAAAGACAAGAATGTTTGGATGACTAGTCTGTACGGTAATTTCGTACTTTTTGGCAACTTCTTCGGATATACCACGGCTTTCCAAATACTGAATTGCTTCCGGCTTTGGTTTGATTGCTTCCTTGGGTTGTTTCAACCGCTTGTATCTTTTCTTTGGACGGTAATACTCGTCAACCTCGTTGCCAAGCGAAAAATCAAAGTCCTTTGAAAGCGTTACCATGTTGCCTGATATTCCACAACTGGCTCTTAAGCACTTAAACTGTCCAGTTTTAAGGTTTATCGAAAACGTGCGAACATTTCCTCTTGTGGCTCTTGGCTTGCAATAAGGGCAAGTCTTAAAAAACAGTTCGCCACCGTGTTCCTTAACCTCAATTCCAACATGACGAGCAAAGTTGTAAGCATCATCTGGATTAAACTCGTAAACTTTATATCGCATTACCAGTCTTCACCTACTTCCTCTTCCTCAACTTCCGGAACAACCTCTTCCGGCTCTGCTCTAGGCTGCGCAATCTTTGGAGCATTTTGAAGATAACTCTCAAACTTCGTTCCAAACAAAGTTTCTGGCCGCAAATACTCTTTCATCTTCTCGTCTGATTTCCAATCGTTGCATTTACTGTCTATTACATGTTTGAAATCTTCCAAAGTGAATTTTTCTTTAAGCCTTGCATTGATAAGGCTTTGTGTCTTTTTGGTGCTGTATCTGTAACTTGCACCAGTCTTTTCATTCAAATAATCAATAATTTCTTTCACCAAAGAGGTGTCCGTCGTGCTTTGCTCGACAATATCACTTTTCTTTTCTTCTCTTACCTTATCTTCTCTATGTTCCACTTTGTTATCAACTTGGTTACAATTCGTTTCCAAGTCGTTATCTGTACGTTTTACTTCCGTATAGTTTTTGTTGTCACTCTTGCTACAATTCGGGTACATCTTGCCACATTTTAAGGTGACTCTCGACCTTTCATCTGTATACAGTGTTGGCGTGTACCGGTCCTTTGCAATTGAGTTGTGCAGAAACCAATGTTTGATAAGTACCACGTTAGAGTTTTCAAACGTGAGTATGTATCTCTTCCTTTCAAGTATTTCAAGGTCTTTTGGAGTTGCCTGGCATTCTCTTACAATTCGGTTTGGAGCATCTACGAATCCATCATCATCGGCTCTCATGCACAGATGAAAAAACAATCCTTGTGCAGTTAATGGCATGTCCAAAAACACATCCGAACTAATCAATTTTCGTGAAAACATCCGCTTGTCAGCCATTCGTTTCAACTCCTTTGCTTAATAATTCAACAACTTTTTCTCCTGCATTTCTTGGCGAACAAAAAACAAACTTAACGCCGTATTTCTTCTCCATAGTAATCATTGCCTTTGCCAACGTAGAACCGGCGGTAGGTCTTGCTTTTGGCAATTTTGTTGTTCCCCATTTACCAATCCGGTGCATATAAGCAATTTTGTTATATCGGTGAAGTCGTGGATTGTCCCACTTAGAAACATCTTCAATGGATTTGATTCCATCTTCGTTTTCTACCAATACATAAAGTTTGATTCCGTTGTTTTGAGCAAGAATACACTCATCACGAAATCTTCCATGCTGACGTCCGCAGATGTTTCCTACAATCTCCTGCATATCTTTCTTAGTATCTACAGATACATCATAAGTTCCAAGGAAATCCATCTTTTTAACTTTCATTCCTCTATCTTCCTTACGTGAAATAACATCAATAGATTTCTCGTTAGCAATTATGTAATCACCAACCGGAAGCGGCACTCTTTTAACCTCAATGTTGGAATTTCTCCAGTAATGATGTTTTTTCAAATGCTTTCCGCTCTGCTGCCCCTCATCTTCAAAAATAACCATCTAAATCACTTCCTTTCTGCTTATTATTTGGCGGTCACGCTTGGCAACCGCCATAGGCTCTAGTTAAAAGGTAATCCATCCTCAATACCATCCGGAATGTTCATAAAATCATCATTTGCTGCTGCGTTTGGCTGTGGAGCACCGCCACCAAAGTTTCCACCCTGGGCTGCGTTTGCATCCGCTGTGCTTTTGCGCTCTGCAAATTCGATTTCTTCAGCAATAATCTGGACACTGTATACTTTTTCACCGTTGTTGTTGGTGTAATTGTCGTTCTGAATAC